CTTTTAATGTTTCACCTTTAGTATTGCTTATTTCTATGGCGTGCGTTCTCTTTAAAGAGCGTATTAAATCTTCTGGATTACTTGCCATGCTTTTTTATTAACCTCCGCCTTGCCTCGTTTTGTAATTGTATTATCCTCATAGCATTGGCATGCTTACTGCTCATCTCTTTATCATTACGAGGTATTGATCGCTGACTTGCTAAGTGAGTCATGTTCTGGTTAGCCCTGCCAAAAGTTGTAACAACAACACCGTCTACTACCTGTGTATGTACATTAGTAAACTTGTTTCTATCTTCTTCTTTCCACCACTTATCCATTTTGTTTGCTCCTTCAGAAAAAAGCTTGAAGCTTTTTTTTCTAACGCCTTGTAGAAATAATAATTCTATATTGTACTGTCCTATTATAATATCATTATAACATATAAATGTTATTCTGACTACGGAAGGGCAATAAAAATTTTTAGGGTCCAGCTGCAGCTGCTTGCGAAAAATAAACTTGTGAGGTCAAAATTGGTTGACCCAGCTAAAAGGTATCAGGAAAATATATTATATATATGCATCATGTATAGACTATGAAGTGTGAGTCCATCATGTAATTTAGTTATATGAATATATTGATAATCAAAATTAAAAAAAATCCTAGGAAATACTAGGATAATAAAAGATAATTAGAATTAATTTTAATACTTAGTTAATACTAAGTTTTAAAGCTTGTTAGGGCTTGGATTAAGCTTTCAGGGTCTTACCCTACTACAAAAATATAAACCCTCTCAAAACGTCTTAAAATGGGTTTAAATACTAATTAATTTTAGACAAAAAAAAAGGGTGACTATAAAGCCACCCTTTAAAAGTTTATTAGTTAAGAGTTAAGCAGATTTTTTCACTTGCTCACTAGCTAGCTTATTAGCATAGTCAATAACAAAGTCATTGTCCATTCTAGCCAATTGTTGAAGCCATACAAACTGTTGGTCTAGTCCTCTTTCAAGGCTACCTTCCTCTAATGCGTCAAGCTTGGAACCAAAATTTTCAGACCATTTTTCCATCTTCTCTTGATCATCAATAGCTTTCTGCTCATCACTTTTGGCGGGTTTTAATTCTGCCTTGGTTTCTGCAACTGATTTTTTTAGATCATCTAAGGAAATATTAGTGAATTTTCCGTCCAAATCTTTATAAAGGTCTAAAGGGTTAGCATTCACTTTTGGATTGCTTTGGATATCAAGGAAGCCATTTGTAACGGTCACAATCTTATTGGCTAAATTTAAAGCTTTAGGTGTTTTAGTTTTACCAACTAATGAATTTCTAAATAGATCATTTCCATTAATTTTTTCTACACTTGTCTCAATCACCACTCCCTTATCAAGTGATAACTTTTTAAATTTTCCTTCTCTCTTGATCTCATTAAGATTTTTAATATCTTGATCTAAAACCTTGTTATCTTCTAAGAATGCTAAAACTTTAGCACCTAGGCTACCCTCTAATTTAACTTGATTAGAAATGGCATTAGTAAGACTTGTAGTGTTCATTAAAAAGTTAGTCATAATATAATATCCTTATAATATTAATAATATAAAGTGTCATAAAATTGACACGTCATTAAGATGTCTTAATGATGTAAGTATATGATCATATTAATGTTAATAAGTAAACATATTAATATTATAAATATTAAATTATTTTAGGTCTTTTAAAAAAAAGCTTGAAGCTTTTTTTCCTTAGTGCTTCCAAATACCATTTTTTTTAATGGGGTTATTGATACCCCACCCACCAATTCTATATATTTTTTATGGAACTAGCGTGGGTAAACAGAGTGTTCCACTCAAACAATACCCTCATTTTACAAAGCACTTAGTGCCGTGGGGGTACCCCTTAATTTTCAACTTTTAACCAGGGAGTCACAGGGAGGTAATATTATATTATAAAAAAAAGATCCCCGGTGATACCGAGGATCAAGGTGTGGTTTTTGTGTTAGGGACGAACCTAAAAGGGGTATCCGTTAGGATATAATTATAGCGTAAAACCATAAACAACTATAATTAGTAAACTTAAGTATCTCAAAGGGGAGTTACATCAGTAATCTGGGGGATTACTATGTAACTCAACCCTAGAAGTATTTTTTTAATTTCATAAGAAATTCTGTAATACCTCTTTAAGAGACCTACTTAGTACCATAAATACATCTTTGTGTCAAGGGGTGCCGCTTGATTAAATTAATCGTTTAATTGTTTTGGGTTTTTGTGTATACAGGGGGAAAGGAGAGAGTGATGAAGCCATTGGAAAAGAATCCTGATATTCAATCCCATTTTGATTTAGCACTAAGGCATCTTGATAAGGTTCGTATCATTATGCGTGATTCTATTTTAAACCACAGTACCGATATTAAGAATATAGATGAGATCGACAAACTGATTATGGATGTATTCTTATTACAGATCAAATGTAAAAGAGGAGGGGTGTATGGTCCGCAAGAAAAACTGGATCAAGGACGCAATCAAAAATCCGGGGTCTTTCAAAAAGAAAGCCAAAAAGAAAAAGATGTCAACAAAAGCTTACGCCAAGAAGGTAACGAAGAAGGGGAGCAAGGCATCCCCCAAGACCAAGAAGCAGGCTCGTTTAGCGTTAACCTTGATGAAAATGAAAAAATCATAACAAAAAAAATATGAACCCTGAACAAGAAGAACAGCTTAAGCAGCACCCTAAGTATTCCCAGCTTGTCAAAACCCGGAAAAGAAGACTTGCCCGTGAAGGGTATATGGATTTTGTCAAAACAGTCTGGCCTTCTTTTATTGAGGGACGGCACCACAAGGTGATGGCAGAATCTTTTGAAAAGATTGCAAAAGGAGAAATAAAACGTCTGATCATTAATATGCCACCCCGACACACAAAATCTGAGTTTGCCTCTTACCTCCTTCCTGCGTGGTTCCTGGGTAAATATCCTGAGAAGAAAATAATACAAACGGCACATACAGCAGAGTTAGCGACAGGGTTCGGGCGTAAAGTCAGAAACCTCTTTCAGGACGAAGCGTTTAAAAATATATTTCCTGATGTCAGCTTACGCTCTGACTCAAAAGCTGCAGGACGTTGGAACACCAATAAAGGTGGGGATTACTTCTCGATTGGGGTAGGAGGTGCCGTGACAGGTAAAGGAGCTGACCTCCTTATTATTGATGACCCCCACTCCGAACAAGATGCCCAGGCAGGAGCTTACAATCCTGAAGTCTTTGATCGGGTGTATGAATGGTATACATCAGGTCCAAGACAGCGTTTACAGCCGGGAGGAGCTATCTGTATTGTGATGACTCGCTGGCATAAAAGAGACCTGACAGGACAAATACTCAAATCTTCTATTCAAAGAGAAGGTTCAGATGAGTGGGAGATTATCCAGTTCCCGGCATTGATGCCATCAGGACATCCTCTTTGGCCTGAGTTCTGGTCAGAAAAAGAACTGGTTGCTTTGAAAAATGAGTTACCTATTCCTAAATGGCAAGCCCAGTACCAGCAGGATCCGACATCAGAAGAAGGAGCGATTGTTAAAAGGGAGTGGTGGCAGAAATGGGAAAAAGAAAATCCACCTGCGTGTCAGTTTATTATTCAATCATGGGACACAGCGTTCCTCAAAACACAGCGTTCTGACTACTCAGCCTGCACAACATGGGGTGTTTTTCTCAATGAAGAAACAAATAACTATGAACTTATTCTTCTCGATGCCTACCAGGAGCGTCTTGAGTTTCCTGAATTAAAGAAAGTAGCATACGAATATTATGAACAATGGCAGCCAGATGCGTTTATTGTTGAGGCGAAAGCAACAGGGATACCCCTTATTTTTGAATTAAGAGCTATGGGAATCCCAGTAAGTGAGTTTACTCCATCACGAGGAAATGATAAGATTGCACGAGTTAATGCAGTTGCAGACATTTTTGCATCTGAAGTTGTCTGGTGTCCTGAGACAAAATGGGCAGAAGAGGTGGTTGAACAATTTGCAGCATTTCCATCAGGAGATCATGATGATCTGGTGGATTGCAGTACACAGGCAATTATGAGATTTAGACAAGGTGGGTTTATCAGAGCAAGCAGCGATGAAGAAGATGAACCATACTATCCAAGGCAGGCAAATTATTATTAAGGACAAAAACAATGGCAATCGTTAAATCATTCCCTCAAGTGCAGGGAGAAGAAGCAGAGGAAAGCAATGTAGAAGTTGCGATCCTCAACCCCGATGCCGTATCCGTTGAAACAGAAGATGGCGGGATCATGGTTGATTTCACAGGAGGCGAGGAAGAAAACCTCGGCACTCCTTCTCACGGATCAAATCTTGCAGAATTTATGGACGATAACGACCTTATGTCTTTGTCCAACGAGTTGACGGCTGCGTATGAGTCAGACAAATCATCCCGTAAAGAGTGGGAGCTGACCTATACGAAAGGCCTCAATCTTCTTGGGCTTGAAATCGAAGAGCGCACACAACCGTGGAACGGTGCCTGCGGTGTATTCCACCCTGTCCTGACGGAATCCATTATTCGTTTTCAGGCCCATTCGATCATGGAAACTTTTCCTGCAGCAGGTCCAGTCAGAACACAGATCTTAGGACCGATTAATATTGATGTTGAAAAACAAGCTAATCGTATTGAACAGGAAATGAATTATCAGATTACGGAAGTCATGACTAACTACCGTGCTGAACATGAACAGATGTTATTTAACCTCCCTCTGGCAGGAAGTGCGTTTAAAAAAGTTTATTATGATCCTGATATGGATCGCCCTGATTCTGTCTTTGTCCCTGCCGAAGATCTGATTGTCTCTTATGGGGCATCAGATCTGAGGACTTGTGGGCGTTTTACCCATGTTATGAAGAAACAACGTAACGAATTAAGAAAACTTCAGGTCATGGGATTCTACCGAGATGTTCCTCTGGAAGAAGCCGAGCCAGATTACAGTGATATTCAAAGAACATATGATGATATACAAGGTGAAGATCCTACCGTTGATTATGATGACCGTCATACAATCCTTGAGATTCATGTAGATTTAGATCTCCTGGGTTATGAAGATGTTGTTGATGGAGAACCTACGGGGATTGCCTGCCCTTATGTTGTTACCATTGATAAATCATCAGGAATTATTTTAGCGATCCGCAAAAACTGGATGGAAGATGACCCAAAGAAAATGCGTGTTGAGCATTTTGTCCATTACAAGTTTATGCCGGGTCTTGGATTCTATGGTCTTGGTTTGATTCATATGATAGGTGGCATGGCTAAATCTGCAACCTCAATCCTCAGACAGCTTGTCGATGCAGGAACTCTAGCCAATCTCCCGGCAGGATTAAAGTCCAGAGGACTGAGAATCAAAGGGGATGACAGCCCTATATCACCAGGTGAGTTCAGAGATGTTGATGTTCCGGGTGGAGCAATCAGAGATAACATTACATTCCTTCCCTACAAAGAGCCTTCTCAGACTTTGTTTGCTTTAATGCAAACGATAGTTGAGGAAGCAAGAAAGTACGCAGCAATCCCAGATATGCAGGTTGCTGACATGAAAACAGATGCGCCTGTCGGCACAACACTAGCCATTATGGAACGCTCCATGAAAGTTGTGTCAGCGGCACAAGCAAGACTCCATGCAGGGCTAAGACAAGAGTTTCGTATTTTAGGCAGGGTTATCAAAGATTATATGCCAGCAGAATATGATTATGACTTCGGAGAAGATTTTGATCGTCAGAAAGATTTTGATGGCAGAGTTGATATTATTCCCGTGTCAGATCCTAATGCGGCAACAATGTCGCAGAGAATAACACAGTATCAAGCGGCACTCCAGTTAGCACAACAAGCACCACAGATGTATGACCTTCCTGTTTTACACAGACAAATGCTTGAAACTCTGGGGATTAGAGATGTAGATAAGATTATTCCATCAAGTGATGAAGTTAAACCAGAAGATCCAACAACAGAAAATATGCACTTAATTAACATGAAACCAGTGAAAGCGTTTGAATACCAAGACCACGAAGCACATATCACGGTTCATATGACAGCAATGCAAGATCCTAAAATCCTTCAAGTTGTAGGGCAAAGCCCACAAGCCAAGGGAATACAGATGGCAACTGAGTCTCATATCAGAGAGCATCTTGCCTTTGCATACCGAGATGAAATTGAGAAACAATTGGGCGTTGAGTTACCTCCATACGGAGAGAAACTGCCAGAAGAAATTGAAAAACGTCTGTCAACTCTTGTGTCTCAAGCTGCAATTAAGCTTTTACAGAAAGATGTTGCTGAAGCACAGGCACAACAGAATATGCAGAAGATGCAAGACCCTGCGGTACAGGCAGAAATGGCAGAATTGCAAATTAAACAAGCTGACATTCAACGTAAAACCCAAACAGATGCTCTTAGATTGCAAGCAGATCTGGAAAAAGCACAGCTTCAGGCACAGATTGATCTTAAAAAGATACAATCTCAAGAAGAAATTGAAGGTGTTAAGATTGGCGCTCGTATTGCTGAGAAACAAGTTGAGTACGGCCTTAAAGATGGAGAGCTTTCGAGTAAAGATGCCCGTGAAGGGGTTAAAATTGGGGTCGATATTGCAAAAGCAGTCTCTGAAGAGCTAAAAAATACACAAAATAACAAATAACACTTGACTAATTGTTAAAGAGGAATCTATATGGAATTTGAAAACGCTTTATACACCCTAAGAAAGGCAATTAGGGAGCATATGAATGAAGGTGCAGACCATTTGTCTACAGGCGGTGCTAAAAACTTTGAAGACTACCAGAGACTGGTAGGAAGAATAGAAGGATTAGCAATAATAGAGCGAGAGATTCTTGACCTGGAAGAAAAAATTCGAAAAGGTTGAGCATAGGTAAACGTAAAGCCTTTAATTTACGCACACTAGGGGAAACCCTTGCAAAAGAGAGTACATATGACAGCAGAAGACAGTCAAGTTGAAGAAAAAACTGACGAAACGCCTTCCCAGCTGCCCGAACCTTCTGGATACAGAATACTTCTTGGCCTTCCAGAGATTGAAAAGAAGACCGAGGGCGGTGTTATAAAACCAGACAGCATAATAAACACAGAAGCAATGGCAACCGTTGTCGCATTTGTAATTAAAATGGGACCTGACTGCTACAAAGATAAAGAAAGATTTCCTTCAGGCAATTTTTGCAAAGAAGGGGATTTTGTTCTTATCCGAGCCTTTCAGGGTACTCGTTTTAAGATACACGGAAAAGAGTTCCGCATAATAAACGATGATAATGTCGAAGCTGTAGTCGATGATCCAAGAGGATATAGTAGAGTATGAGTGAAGCCGAGCAGAAAGAACTAGATTTAGATATTGAAATTGTTGACGATGTACCAAAAGAAGACGCTCCTTATGTAGGAAAAGAAACTAAAGAAGGAGAAGATGATCTTGGTGATTATAGCAAGAAAGTTCAGACTCGAATTAAAAAATTAAAGTTTGACTTCCATGAAGAGCGCAGAGCAAAGGAATCATCCGAGCGTATGCGTGAAGAAGCTATAAGAGTCGCAGAAATTCAACGATCTGAAAACGAGCGTTTGAAAAAACTTCTTGATCAAGGAAGTGTTGCTCTTCAAGACGTTAGTAAAAAGAAAGTTGAAAGCGATCTTGTTGCAATACAAAAAGAATATCAAGATGCTTATGACGCTGGCGACTCAGAAAAAATGGTGTTAGCCCAAAAGAAATTAGCTGATGCAACTTATGATCAAAGAAAGATTGAGGAAGCGGCACAAAATTGGAACAATCAAAAAGCCAATGGTGTCGATAAAAAAGAAACTGTAGCACAGCCACAAGCTCCGCAACAGCAACAAGCTCAAGTAGATCCTAAGTCTGCAAATTGGCTTAAGAAAAATTCTTGGTTTAATTCACCAGGTAATGAAGAAATGACAGCCTTTGCTTATGGTTATCATGAAAAATTAATTCGTCATGAAAATATAGATCCTCGTTCAGATGAATATTACCAACGAATTGATAAAAGACTAAGAGAAGTTTTTCCGAATTACTTCGAAGATTCGGAAGAAGAAACAACTCAGGAAGATACTGATGGTTCTATTGAAACACAGATTCCTGAAAAAACAGGTTCTAAACCTGCACCCGTGGTCGCTTCGGCTAAACGAAGCAATTCAAAAGCACCACGCAATGTCAAGCTAACAAAAACACAAGTTCAGCTTGCCCGTAGACTCGGATTAACAAACGAGCAATATGCAGCTCAATTAGTGAAGGAACAAGCCAATGTCTAAAGAGCGTACAAAAAGAACTGCTGAGACTCGTGAGAGTCAAGAACGCAGCAAACCTTGGACACCTCCTTCTGTTCTACCAGAACCAGAGCCTAGAGATGGGTGGGTTCATAGATGGATTAGAACTTCGATGGCTGGGCAAGCTGATAATAGAAATGTATCAATGCGATTTCGTGAGGGCTGGGAGCCTGTAAAAGCAGAAGATTATCCTGAGTTAGAAGGATTTCAAACTGACGTACAGTCTAAGTACCCTGGCAATATTGAAATCGGTGGACTTCTTCTCTGTCGTACAGCAGAAGAAACTATGAAGCAAAGATCTGAATATTATCTTAAAAAAGCCCAAAATCAAATGGACGGTGTCGAGCAAAGCTATATGAGAGAAAATGATCCCCGTATGCCTCTATCAAAACTAGAGGCTTCAACGAGGGTTACTTTCGGAAAAGGTGGTCCTGATAAATAATTATTAGGACTGAAGTATAACTCGATTTAAAAGGAGGTTGCTATGAGTGCAACTGCTGCTCCCTTTGGGCTTCGCCCAATAGGATCTGTGGGAGGATATACGCCACAACTTAGGCAATACCCAATCCTCTCCAGTGAATCTACAAGAATTTGCTATGGTGATGTTGTAAAACTCACTGACGCAGGTTCAACAACAACAATTCAAAAAGATACAGGCACAACAACTGCTACGCCAATAGGTATTTTTATGGGTTGTCGTTTTATCGACCTTAACTCAA